AGGTTAAGAGAAGATACTATTGACTCTGATTGGTCAGGTAACTTGTATGACTCTAATACTATAACTGATTATCAAAAGTTAATTGGTGAGCTTGTGAATGATTCAAAGAAAAACGTAGAATCTTATCACGACTGGGCTGCGTTAAGAGAGACCTTCAATATTAAAACTAAAGCTGACAATATGCAATACACCCTCGGTGATGCAACTAGAGGTGCTGGTGTTACATTTAAAGTGTTAGATGTTATATGCCAAGATACTGGTCAGATATTAGAACAAGTAAACAGTGAGTGGTTGAATGATAAGGTGTTCCCACTATCTCAAATATCTAAAGATAATCCTACTTACTATGCTTTAAACGGTGTGTCGCAAGCAGGTGTAGGAAGAGAACCTGATTTCAATATTGACTTATATCCAGTTCCAACTGGAGTACAGACTATTTCATTTAACATTGTAGGTGCACAGAAAGAATTAAAGACAGCTTCACAGATATTAAGAACCCCATCACAACCTGTTATCTTAGGTGCTTGGGCAAGAGCTGTAGCTGAGAGAGGTGAAGACGGTGGTACTATGTCAAGTGCTGTAGCTGCTGAAGCGAGAGATGCTCTAAATTTGGCAGTACAGTTAGATTCATCTAATATGGAATACGAAAGAGATTGGTATGTCAACTGAATCTAAAACAGTCCAAGCCATACCGTTAGATACTATTGGTATTAATGGGTTAGATACACAATCTAATGCAACAGCTTTAGGACCTAACTGGTTTACTAAGGCTGACAATATTGTATATACAGAAGGCGGTAAAGTTACATTCCGTAAAGGATTGAAACAAGGAACTCTTCAGATAACTGGTTCTGCTAAGATAGGCTCTATTGTAGAACACTACAACGGAACTACAACTAAACACTTCTGCTCTACTGGTGGTAAGATTTATGAACTAGACTTATCAGATAAAGATGCTGCCTTTATTAACGCTTACAGTCCATCAGGTGTTACTACCTCTGATTGGCAATGGCAGACATTTAATAAAGATTTACTTGGCTTCCAAGCAGGTAATAAGATTCTACAATACAAGTCATCAACTTGGGCTTTACTTGAAGCTGCAACAGGATATACAGCTCCTGCTGGAGTAACTACCTTTGACCCTTCTTGTGGTTTAGGTTATTACGGTAGAGTATGGGCTGGAGGTATCTCAGAAGAGAACGATGTTCTATATTACTCTGATTTATTAGATTCTACTCATTGGTCCTCTGGAGATGCTGGTTATATCGACCTTAAATCAGTATGGGGTAGTGATGAGATTGTCGCTATACATTCTTTTGCTGGTAAATTAGCCATCTTTGGAAAAGAGAACATAGTTTTATATAACAGTGCAGAAGATATATCCAATATAGGATTAGATGAAGTTATTAGAGGTATAGGTTGCGTTTCTAGGGATTCTATTCAAGCTGTCGGTGATGATTTATTATTCTTATCTAATACTGGTGTCCGTTCTTTAATTAGAACAGCAGAGTTTGACAAACTTCCTTTACAAGAAAAATCACCAACCATTAAAGATGAGTTAATTGCTAATATTAAAGCCTCTACTAATGTTAAATCTGCCTATATGTTAGATGAAGGTCTGTATCTACTATCATTTGTAGCTAAGAATGTAACTTATGTATTTGATTTACAGTTTAATACTGACAGACAGACACCTAGAGTAACTAAATGGACCTTTGCAAGTGATAGAGACCCTGCTAGTTTGTTCTATTCAGGTACTTACGGTCTATTAGTAGGACAACAGTCAGGAAGAGTGGCTACTTATGAAGGATATTATGATGTAGATTATAGTGGTTCTTCGGTTTATACCTATAATTCTTATACAGGTAGTTTCTCTACTGTGTGGATTGACCTAGGACAAGGTGTATTATCATCTATCTTAAAGAGATTAGTTATGGTTGTGTCAGGTGGACAAGGTACAGATGTAGGTATCAGAGTATATAAAGACTTTGAGCTAGAACCTAAGCTATCACCTACGTTTAAACTTAACCCTGCTTTATCTGGAACTGCTTATAAGTGGGGAGATAGTGAGGCTAGGTACGGAACAACTATAGTATCTCATACGCATAATGCTACAACTCACCCTGCTAATTCTAAGTATGCACCTATTCACGGTCTTAAAGAACATAGTATTCCTTTAGCTGGAAGTGCGAAGTATCTAAGATTAGAAATGGATGGTGTAACTAAAGGACATAAGGCTTCACTTCAATCATTATCATTATTATTTAAACAAGGTAAAACACTATGAGTAATTATACAATCGCAGTTGGCTGGTCAGGTAAGGATGCTTTAGCTGACTCAGATGCAGGTAAAGTAATATCAGGAGCTGATTTCAATACTGAATTTACAGCAGTAAGAACAGCAGTCAACTCGAAAGCAGACGTTAATGGTGTCTCCTCTGAGAACTTTGTATGTAACTTACTCACAGCAACAACAGCTACAGTCGGTGGTGAGACGGTTGTTACATTAGATACTCCACAGACATATACTAAGGCACATACTACCGCTTCAGAAACAGTAACACTAGCATCAGACCAGACAGCCAATCTATTGAACTCACAGTTATTCATTGTAAGTGTTCAAGGAAACCATACATTAAGTGTTTCTAATATGACTTCAGGTGTTGAAGCTACCTTCTTAATTAATAATACTGGAGCTTATGATATTACCTTTAGTGGTGATTTCAGCTTTGTAGGTGGTAATAACCCTACGATTACTTCAGGCAGTAGTGCTGTAGATTTAGTTAGATGTGTTTCAAATGGTACAAAGATGTATTGTAATATTGCACAGAACTTAACATAAGGAATAGATATGGGATTTTTTACTACAAATTGGAACTTAGGAAACGCTTTCAATAATCCAAGCGTAGGTAGAACTCAGCCCTTTATGCCTGGTGCTGGTTCTTTATCAGCTACACAGAATATTAATCCATTTCAATGGACACCACAAGCCTCTGGACAAAGACAGAATAACTGGGGTGCTCCTAATGCAGCTCCTGGTGCTGGAGGTTATCAAGGTACTGGTAATAGTTATAACTTTGCAGGTTCTGTAGGTTCTCAGAATCCTTTTGCACCTATGTATGGTGGTTTTGGTGGAGGTGGTTTTAACCAACAGCAACAGCAACCTTGGTGGATGAACCAACAGCAACAGCAACCTGTTAATCAAAGTCAACAAAGAGGTATGTCTCCTAGACCACAATCAGACGGTGGTAGTGATTATGAAGATACTACTTCCGCTACCCCTGCTGATAGAACACCTCAAGGGTATCAAGATTACTTTAATTATGGTAGGAACACACTAACAGGTTTAGGTTCTTTATTTGGTCCTCTTGGTGCTGGTCTGACTATGGCTGGTGATTACAACATGGGTTTCAATACTTTTAGTCCTAACTCTGATGAGAACTTAGGATTCGATAATCCTTTAACTGGAAACTATAATTCTTTTTATAACGATAATTATGCTGGACCAGGTCATACACAAGATAATATTAATATGTCTAAGCCTAGTGAGCAGAGAGATATGTTAATTAATCAACTAGCTTACGATATGCAACCTGATAATATAAGGGGTGGAGGCGGACCTTTAGGTGGGTTCTTCGGTGGTATGCTAGGTGGAAATACTTTAAATTATGACCCTGACTTAGATATAAGCGGTCCTTGGACAGCAGCAGATAATGCAAAGAGTGTTCCTAATTATAATACCCTGCACCCTAATTACTGGACTGGTGCTGCTCCATTAGCTAACGGTATTCAATATACAGGTGATTGGGGATTAACAAACCCTGCTCCTACAACTCCTTGGTCTAATCCTGCTGCTAATGTAGATACAAGTACATTAGGTGGTGCATTAGGAACTGGTCCAGCAACTACATATACTTCTAGTAATGACAGAGATGGTTATGATGGTAGTGTCTCAGTAACTTCAGATACAGGTAATACTACTTCTTATGATACAACCGACTATGGTGGTGGTTCTTATGGTGTTGATGTAGGAGACCCTACTGGAGATGTTGGTTGGGAAGACCCTGACTCTGGTGGTGACTCTGGAGGTGGTTCTGGAGGCGGAGGTGGTGGTTCTTATATTGCCACAGCTGCAACACAAGCATTAGGTGAAGGTGGTCTTAAAGTGTTTGAAGACTGGAGAGATTATATG